AGGATCGTGGTTCACGGTGGTTGTAAGCTCCGTTACCGTAGACGCCCAGACAGTCAATTTCATTGCCTGCCAGTTCCGCCTGATGCCTGCCGAATCTATCGCTGGTAAACCGAAGGTGGACGTAGACGCTTGGCTAGGAACTGCCGCTGCAACTCCAACTGTTGCTGGAGTTCCGGAAGTAGACGTTACCCATATCGGCGGTGACGCCCAATCAGGAACAGACCTGAAAGACTTTGCGGACGCAGGCTACGACCCCGCGACGAACAAGGTACAGGGGGTTGTGCTGGTTGATACCACGACCACAACGACTACAGCCACGAACCTGACCAACCTACCGGCCATTACCGCCAACTGGCTGACAGCAGCCGGTATCGCTGCTGGCGCTTTGGACGGAAAGGGAAATTGGAACATTGGTAAGACTGGGTACTCGCTCACCGCGACAACCGGGCTAGGAAATCAGACGGCAGATATCACCGGAAGCCTGTCTGGATCGGTTGGGTCTGTGACTGGACTTACTGCTTCTGATGTTGGTGCCATCAAGGCAAAAACAGACAGCCTGACATTCACTGTCGCCAATCAGGTAGACGCCAATATTCAGTCCATCAATGACGTAACAATTGTTGGAAATGGCGCTGGAACGCCGTTTAACGTGTAATGAGCCTGTCAGTTGATGGGGTCTGGAAAGCCGGTGTATGGGCCACCACGGCTTGGGCAGATGGCGTATGGAGCGAAGGACAAGTTGTTATTGAAGTCGATACTCACGACGGCGAGAAACAGCGCAAAAAGTACAGAGAGGCTCAGGAAAAGCGCCGCAAGGACATCGAAGACGCATTCGACGCCGCCTTCGATTCGCAGGAAACCAAGCAAGAAGCACGTGAACTAGTTGCTAAATACGTCCCCGAAACCGTAAGACCCACAGCGAAAGCGGTTAAAACCGATCAATTCGACCTGACACGATTTGCACTCAATCAGGAAAATATCGACTGGATCGAGTCAATCCTGAAGAAAAAGCAGGATCAGGAAGAGGAAGAGATCATAATGGCTTATCTATCAACGAGGCACTAAAATGAACGGAATGAACGAGCAACTCGCCCGCGCCCTTCTCGGCTCGGGAATGGCCGGCCAAGGTGCCGACACCATGCAAGCCATGCCGGCCTATCAGCAATACGCCCAAGAAACCATGTCCCAAGGCCAGCAGCCCGTGCCCTTCGAGCAATGGGTACAGCAGTTCATGGGTGGAGGCATGCCAGACCAAGGGCAAATGCCACCGCAAATGTAAGTTAATCAAAAACATGAGGAATTGTTTATGGCACGAACACTCGGAGCCAAGAACAAAGTACCACAAGCAGCCAAAGAGAACATTCAGGCGGTCTTCACAAGACTAGGCGGCACTGCCGCTATGGCCGAATGGGCAAACGAAAACAAAACCGAGTTTTACAAGATTTATTCACGCCTCTTGCCGCATGAAGTGACTGGCGAGGGTGGCGGTGCAATATCCATCGAGGTCGTGAAGTTTGCGGATACGACTCCCAGCTAACGGATGGACCCCCCGCCATTACCAAAGGCCATTCTGGGATTACCTTGAGAACGGCGGTAGACATGCCGTGGCCGTGTGGCACAGAAGGGCAGGTAAGGACGAAGTGGCATTACACCGTACCGCCATCGCCGCTCACGAGCGTATCGGGAACTACTGGCACATCCTGCCAGAGTACAAACAGGCCCGTAAGGTCATCTGGGATGCGGTGAACTCCCACACCGGTAAACGCCGCATAGACGAAGTATTCCCTCTGGAGATTCGCAAGGCGACGAACCAGACGGAAATGAAGATCGAGTTCAAGTGCGGCTCGACGTGGCAAGTCGTAGGATCGGACAACTTCAACAGCTTGGTGGGTAGCTCACCCGTGGGGCTGGTCTATTCAGAGTGGAGCGTAAGCAACCCACTGAGCCACGCTTACCTAAGCCCAATCATTGCCGAGAATAACGGCTGGTCGATCTTCATTTACACCGCCCGTGGATATAACCATGGCTTTGCCACGTATGAGGGTGCCAAGAGCGACCCCAGCGCCTTTGCCCAGCTTCTGACGGTCGAAGACACAGGTATCATCAGCCAGGAGGCTTTGCTACAGCAGCTTCGGGTGTATCAGGACATATACGGCGAGGAGCACGGTAAATCGTTCTGGCGTCAGGAGTTCTACAATGATTGGTCAGCCGCCAATATCGGCGCAATCCTCGGTATTGAACTTGAGGCCGCAGAACGCGAAGGGCGTATCACGGACGACGTGGTAGCCGACGACTGGCCTATCGAGATCAGTTCAGATATCGGATTCAGAGATACGGCCTCCTGGTGGTTCTGGCAACCCCGCAAGGGCGGGTTTGACCTGATCGACTACGACCAAGGTATCGGTTTCGATGCCGACGACTGGATCGAGCGGCTACAGCAAAAGCCATACAAGATCGGCAAGATATGGCTACCCCATGACGCCAAGGCCAAGACATTTCAGTCAAAGCATTCGGCCGTTGAGCGATTCCTGAAAGCATTCGGACCAGACAAGATTGGGATCGTCCCGGACTCGAAGAAATCAGACCGGATCAACGCCGCCCGCAGGGTCATCAGGAACTGCCGCTTCCATGCCACACGATGCAAGCCAGGGCTGAATGGCCTACGGTCGTGGTCGTTCGAGTTTGACGACGAAAAGAAGATGTACAGCAAGGAACCTAAGCACGATTGGGCGTCTCACCCCGGAGACGGATTCAGCTATGGTTGCCAGATCATGGCCGAACGAGTCATCGAGACTAAGCAGGAACCGCCATTCCGAGGCCTGACTGTCGGCAATGTCTACGGCGTAACACTGGATGAGATGTTTAAGGCCCACGAACAAAACCTGAGAAGGACAAAGAGGATTTAGCCATGCCAGGAGTAAACCAGCACTATGAGTATCCATACGAGACCGTTGCCGCCTCCCAGACCGCCCAAGTCCTTGGAGGGACAGGAGCCACGGGAGATTACCTGCATCGGCTGATTATCAGCGTTGCCACGGCTGCCACCAGCACGGTATCCGTTCTGGACGGTGCCACGGAAATCACAGTGACAGCCGCTAATACCGCAATTGGCGTCTACTCGGTAGAAATGAACATGAAAAGCAACGAAGGCCCATGGAAAGTCACCACGGGCGCAGGAGCCACGGTTATCGCGGTCGGTAAGTTCAGCGCCTAATGGCCGAGAAAGTAAACAGCGAGGTCCAGAAATGGCTGGACCATATCAGCGCCTACGAATCCGAGTTCGATAGCTGGGAAGGCCGAGCCGACAAGATTCTGAAACGGTATCGTTCTGACGACCGTAAAGACGAAGACCAGCCGAGATTTAATATCCTCTGGTCGAACGTGCAGACCCTGACGGCCGCCACCTTCGCCAAGCTACCTAAGCCTGACGTATCCAGGCGTTTCAAGGATCAAGACCCGGTAGGCAGGGTCGCGGCTTTAATTCTTGAACGCGCCTTGGACTACGAGGTCACCAAATACTCCAGTTTCGGTGACGCCATGCGGTCATGCGTATCAGACCGGTTCTTGGGCGGTCGTGGAACATCTTGGGTTCGGTATGAGCCGCATTTCCGCGCCATTGAGCAGCAACAGCCACAAGATGGCTCGCAGGTTACGGAAGACGTGGACAAGCCCATGGAGGAACTGGACTACGAATGCGCCCCTGTGGATTACGTCCATTGGCGTGATTTCGGGCATGTCTTGGCCAGGACGTGGGAGGAAGTCCCGGCGGTCTGGCGTAAAGTCTATCTCCGCCGCGAAAAGGCCATCGAGCGATTCGGTGAGGAAGTCGGCAAGTCCATTCCGCTGGATGCCACGCCTGAGGACGAGAAAAAACGCAAGGCCGGGAATACCAGCACGTCCGATTCCAGCCGGGCTCTGATTTACGAGATTTGGGACAAAACGACCAAAGAGGCCATATGGCTCTCCAAGTCGATGAATCAGATCATTGACCGGAAGCCGGACCCACTCGGTCTTGAGGACTTCTGGCCGTGCGCCAAGCCTCTCTATGCCACGCTCACCAACGATTCGCTTGTCCCCATCCCTGATTTTACTCTGTACCAAGATCAGGCCAACGAACTTGATATCCTCACGGACCGGATAGACGGACTTATCAAGTCTCTCCGTGTGGCCGGTGTTTATGACGCGGCGGCCGGTGACCTGAAGCGCCTGTTTTCGGAAAGCGGCAACAATACCCTGGTCCCGGTCACGAACTGGACCGCGTTCTCGGAGAAGAACGGCCTCAAAGGCTCGCTCGATATCATCGACCTGACCCCGATTGCTGCCGCCCTCCAGCAGGCGTACATGGCCATGGAGCAGGTCAAGCAGCAGATTTACGCGATTACCGGCATTTCGGACATTATTCGTGGCCAGACGACAGCCACAGAAACAGCGACCGCCCAACAGATCAAGGGGCAGTTTGCGAGCCTGAGACTCAGGCAGTTTCAGGACGAAGTGGCACGGTTTGCCACTGAAATAATCCAGATTCAGTCGCAAATCATCTGCAACCAATTCAGCCCGCAGACTTTGATGCAGATCAGCGCCGCTTCCGGTATCCCCGAAACAGATCGGCAATACATCCAGCCGGCCATCGAGATGTTGTTGCAGAAAGGCCCGAATCCGATGCGGTCTTTCCGCATTGAAGTGGCGGCCGACTCCCTGATACAGCTTGACGAGGAACAGGAGAAACAGGACCGCATCGAATTCCTGACGGCAATCTCAACGTTTATGGAGAAATCAGCAGCCGTAGTGCAGGCACAACCCGCAGTCCTTCCGCTTGTTGGTGAATTGCTCAAGTTCGGCGTCCGGGCGTTCAAGGTCGGTAAGACCGTGGAATCCGCGTTCGACATGGCCTTGGATAGCGCCAAGAACCAGCCACCCTCACCGACCGCCGAGGAAATGAAGGCTCTGGAAGGAAAGAAGCAGGAAGTCGATAAGGGCATGGAGCAGATCAAGTCCGAGCAAGATAAACTCAAGGACATCGGCCACGAACTGGAGCGGAAGAAGAACGATATCGAGAAGGCCGGTATTCAGCTTGAAAAGAAGGCGCTCGAACTTGGATTCCGCGAGGAGAACTTTGGGCTTGAGAAGGAATACACCAAGAAAACCACGGAAATCGAGAAGGCCAGTCAGGAAAAACTTGTGGCCAAGGATAAAGAACATGCCGACACCAGCCTAGCCAAGGCTTCCGACACATTGACCAGTATTGCCGAAGGCATGAAGCAAATGAGCGAGGCACATATCCAGTTGACTGCCGGGGCCTCTGAACAGCTTGCCGAGGCCATGAAACAGCTTGCTGAACTGGTCAAAAACCAGGTTTCACAGAAAAAACGAGTGACACGAATCTCAAAGGATGCCAGTGGGGCTTACGTTGCCGAAGACGTTTGAAATACTGACAGGTTCTATCCGTATCCCGGCTGAGGTACGTCTCCATCTCAAGGCCGGACACAAGAACGCCAAAGAGCCGGAAAACCAGTCGATCCGGAACGGGACGCAGGCCAGCCTGCTTCACTTTGAGCCCGTAAAGCCGTTCCTCGACGATCTGAAAGCCGAACTTGGCAGGATGCTTCGCCGGGACGTGGAATATACCGGCGTCTGGACGATCAGCATGAAGCAAGGCGGTTACCACGTTGAGCACATCCACCCCAAGGGCTGGAGGTCCGGAGTCTGTTACATCGAGGTTCCCGACTCTGCCAGCGGGTTCCTGAGACTCGGATTCAACATGGATCGGATCATAATCCCGCAAGCCGGGAATATTGTCGTGTTTCCGTCGTGGCTACCTCACGGGACCACTGAATATCGCGGCGAAAAACACAGACTGACGATTGCTTTTGACCTTAAGGAGGCTCATGCGCCAGAGATTCCGGTGGTCGGATAGCCAAAATCGGCTGGTCCCGATTGAAGAGTGGACCGACGAACCCGCTAACAGCGGTCCCATGATTATGGGAGATATCCAGCCCTATCGATCCATGATCGATGGTTCAATCATCAATTCCCGTTCCCAGCACCGCAGACACCTTCGGGAACACGGCTGTATCGAGGTCGGGAACGACAGCAGCATCAAGAACCCATCCAGAAAGCCCATCCAATCCCCGCCGGGCTTGACGGACACCATTCGACAGGCGGTGGAACAACAGATGAGGAAACGCTAATGGCACTTGCAAAACAGATGATGGGTGGCGGTATTTCCGCCGGAATGGCGAAGGCCATGAATGGCACGGTAGCCACTGCCCTGTCCGGCGCTGGTACCACTCAGGCCACAGGCACGGCAATCAATGCCGCCTTTAACGTGTTTACCACGGTCGCGGCTTCATCGGGCGCTACCTTACCGTCCTGCGAGATCGGCGACAGTGTTCTGGTATTCAACAACACTGGAACCAACGCGCTTACGGTCTACCCGGATACAAGCTCAACGATTAACCAGCTATCGGCTAATACAGGCGTTCTGCTTGCTCCATACAACGGCGCGATATTCTATCGCGTATCCGCAACCGGTTGGTTTGCTATTCTCTCAGCCTAAGAGGACTTATGGAAAACGAAAACGGGACTACTCCCAGTATCCGCGACACGCTCGCCACGGCCGTCGAAACCATCGAGACGGCCAAAACAGAACCAGCCAAAGAGACATTTCAGGAAGTACCGGCAGAGGCCAAGACAGAAACTAAGGCCGAGAAAGAACAGCGCGCTCGGGACGAGGCCGGAAGGTTTGCCCCGGAGAAGAAGGAAACCAAGGCTGAAATACAGCCGGAGAAACCGCGTCCACAGCGCCCCAGTTCGTGGAAGAAGGACTACTGGGGACATTGGGACAAGCTCAGCGCCGGCCAGGCACTTACACCCGAAGAGGCGATGCAAATAGCCGAGTATGCCGCCCAGCGCGAGCAGGAATTCGCCAAAGGCGTTTCCACTTACAAAACCGAATGGGACCGGGCCAAGCCGGTGCTGGAGGCCATCAACCCGATCATGCCGCTATTGCAGCAGAACGGTCTGGACGCCAACCGGTTCATCAACGACGCGACCCATATTTACCGGGCGCTCACGACCGGAAACCCTCAGCAGAAGATCGGTACCCTGTTCCAGATTGCCCAGATGTATCAAGTCCCGCTGGAAGAGGTATTCGACCAGACCGAGGACGGACGGTGGGTCTTAAACCCGTCCAAAGTTCAGATTCCGACCAACCGGCAGCCGGCGCAACAGCCGGACTTCCGGAATGTCGTCAAGGAAGTATTGCTGGAGGAAAACGCCACCCGACAGGTGAGCGATTTCGTTACCCAGAAAGAGAAGTATCCGTATGTCGAACAGGTAAAGGAAACGATGGCCGGATTACTCCGTGCTGGACTCGTCGAAGACCTGCAAACCGCGTATGACGCCGCCCTGAACATGCCGCAACACGCATCACTCAAGGAATCCATCCAACAGGCCAAACAGGCCGAGGACGAGGCCCGGAGACGCGAGGAAGCGGCAAAACTGGCAGCCAATTCGCGCGCCAAAGTCGTCAGCCCACGCTCAAGCACTCCTGCGACAGCGACCAAGGTTGAGACGGGCAAAGGGATTCGTTCCGTGATTGAGGATGCAATCAATTCGCGGAGCGGACGAGTTTAACAAAATTGGAGTCAAACAATGGCTTTCGCTAACAGTGATATCAGCGACATCATTGCCACGACCATTCAGCACCGTTCCGGTGCTCTTGCCGACAACACAGAGAACAACAACGCTCTGTTGCGTCGTCTCAAGGGCAAAGGGAACGTGCGGCCGTTCGGTGGCGGTAATGTCATCCTTGAGGAGATCATGTACACGGACTCCTCGTCCATCAACGTCAACAGCTATTCCGGCTATGAAGTCCTGAACGTCGGTGCCAACAGCCCCATCAGCGCCGCGCAGTTCAGTATTGCCCAATACGCCGGTGCCATCACCATGTCCGGTCTGGAAATGCTCCAGAACGCCAGCAAGGAACAGATCATCGACCTTCTGGAAGGCCGCGTTAAAGTGACCGAGGCGCAGTTGATGAACCGCATTGACTATGACCTGTATCAGGACGGCACCGGCAACGGCGGCAAAAACCTGACGGGTCTGGCGGCAGCGGTTCCCGACGACCCGACCACGGGGACATACGGTGGTATCAACCGCGCAACTTGGTCGTTCTGGCAGCCGCAGTATTATCGCGGCGTGACGGACGGTGGTGCGGCGGTTTCCTCATCCAACATCCAAACCTATATGACCACGCTTGGCCTGCGGCTCGTTCGCGGCAGCGACAAGCCGGACCTGTGGGTGGCCGATGCCACGTACTACGCTCTCTATGTGAACTCGCTCCAGGCCATCCAGCGCATTACCTCCGACACCGGCAGCGGTGCGGCGGGTGCCGGTTTTGGTCCGGAACTCAAGTTCTACGGAGGCGGCATGGCGGCGGATGTGGTCATGGGTGGTGGCGTCAATGGCGCGGTGAACACGGCTGGTACTTCCGGCGGTGCAACCTCCGCCCATATGTGGGCGCTCAACACCAACTACATCCACTACCGTCCTCATCGGGATCGTAATTTCGTTCCCATCGGCGGTGAACGTCAGCCCGTCAATCAGGACGCCATCGTCAAGCTCATCGGCTGGGCGGGCAACCTGACCATGAGCGGGTCGCAGTATCAGGGCGTCCTGATCGCTTAATCCAAGGAGATTTGAAATGGCTACTTCTACAAGCAGTGTGATTGGCGTCAACCTGACGCGGGTGGATAGTTCCGCCCAGTTTCCGGTTGGCACCATTGTCAATCTCAGCGACGGTGGTCAGGCGATGTATGTCCAGTCCACCACGTCGGCTCTGTCCACCTACGCGGCGGTCTCCATTGACGCCAACGGGCTGGCTACGATGCTGACAACCACCAACGCAGCCACAAGCCCGCGCATCGGCTTCGCACAGGTCTCTATCGCGACCGGTGCGTTTGGCTGGGTGCAGCTCGGCGGTAACGTGCTGGTTAACCTCGCCGCCCAGTGCGACGACGGTGTACCGCTGTTCACCACCGCTACCGCTGGCGTTCTGGATGACGCGACGGTTTCTGCCGGCTACGTGCATGGTCTCATCAATACCACGACCATCTCGAACGCCACGGCAGTTACCTGCGTTGCCCAGTACCCGCACATCGGCCGGTACGGTGGTGGCGCAGTTTAATGCATAAACTGGCAATTGGATCGCTCAAGGTCCAGCAGGCGGGTAACACCGATTCCAATTCGGACAATATCCGTTCTGCATTGGCGAGAAACTTGCCAGAGCTACAACCCGCTGTCTGTAGTCACGACGGTAGTTTCGTGATTGCAGCCAGCGGGACTTCTTTACCGGATCATATCGAGGAAATACGCAAGGAACAGGAGAACGGGAGGCCGATCTGCGCCGTGAACGGTGCCCATGACCTGCTGGTCAAAAACGGCATTACCCCCAACCTGTTCGTGTCAGTGGACCCGCGTAATACCGTGGTCCCGAATGTTTCCTTGAAACAGCAGGATTGCATTTACCTCTTGGCTTCGCGCTGCAACCCGGAGTTGTTCGATCACCTGAGCGACTGTAAAGTCATGCTCTGGCATGCATGGTCGGAAGAACCGGAATGCAACGTTTGGCTTGGCAAGAAATTCGGTATCGCTGGAGGAACGACTTCCGGGCTTCGGGCGATCAATGTTGGTTATATCATGGGGTTCCGTAAGTTCGTCTTGTACGGCATGGACTCCTGCCTCGGAAAAGACCGGGACACCAAGCGGTTCTCAGGTGAACGAGTAGGGAACGCCTACATCACCGACGTAATCGTTGGTGGAAAACGGTTCTGGTGTAATGGGGCTTTAGCCCAGCAAGCTACAGAATTCCAGACATATTATAAATACTTGCAAAGCGTTAGTTTCGACATCAAGGGCGATGGGTTGCTCTCTGCCATCGTATCGGAACGCAAGAAACGAGGTTTGAACGCTTGATTTCATTCATGCACTATGGCAACGCCGGAATGGCGTCCTATCGCTACCGAGCAGAAATGCCTGCTAAGTGGCTGGGCGCTGATATCAACAACCCACGGGCAGACGTACATATCTATTCCAAACCGATCCAGCCGGACGTGGAGTTCGCCAGGAAGGCCAAGGAGCAAGGCAAGACGGTTATCGTGGACATCTGCGATCTCCATTTCGACCGACCGGAGTACCGGAAGATCATCAAGTATGCCGATATCGTCACCACTTCCTCAAAGTGGTCGGCTGACTATATCCGAGATGATTTCGGTAAAGAGACGTTCTTTATCCCCGAGTCGTGGGAATTCCCGCACCTTGAACCGCACTGCTTTGGGTCTAGGCTTTTGTGGTTTGGATGGTCCGGAAACTATGACAGTCTGGAGCGGATTCGATACCAGATCGAAGGCTTTCCGCTGACCGTGGTCAGTGACGTGACAGGCGCTACCCCATGGAGCCTTGAGAACCTTGGCAAGGCGTTGAGTGAGGCAGATATCGTCATACTCCCTGAAACCGACCCCTACAAGAGCGCCAACCGCGCCGTGGAGGCGATTATTTCCGGTTGCTACGTGGTGGCCGAACCGCATCCGTCATTGGAAGGATTTCCCGTCTACACGGGCAACATCAGAAAGGGCATTGAATGGGCCATCCAGAACCTGAACGAAGCGAACGACCGGACGGAACAGGCGCAGAAGTTCGTAAAGAAATCCATGTCGCCCGAAACACTGGCAAATGCGTGGAGGACAGCTATCCGGAAGGCGCAGTCAAACTGCACCTTGGGTCAGGCCGTCATCACTGGGACGGATGGCTAAACGTAGACCTTGACCCACATGCGGACATCCGTTGTGACTTGCGCAAATTGCCTTTCCCGGATCATCACGCGGACGTGGCGTGTTCTGTCCACGTTATTGAGCATTTTTATCAGTGGGAAGCGCCGGAAGTCGTAAAGGAATGGCTCCGAGTCCTGAAGCCAGGCGGTTGCCTGATCTTGGAATGCCCAAGTATGGACAAGGTGCTTACTTACATTGCGGATTGTATTTATAGGCGCAAGCCCGTTGCCCCATTCATGGGTTGGTTCGCTTTCTGGGGCGACCCGAAATACAAGTCCGTCGATATGTGCCATAAGTGGGGATATACATCCTCCATGCTGAAAGAGCTGCTTGAATCGTCCGGGTTCGTGAATGCGCGGGCAGAACCGGCCCGCTATCACTTTCCGGAACGTGACATGCGCGTCGTGTCGTACAAACCCTCAACCACTTGAGAGAAAACCATGCTAGCCAGCGATATGAACAACCCGAATTTTGTCGGTGCCTCAAACCCGGATAACGTCCTGGACGTTCGATTTTACATGCGTTCCGCGAAAGACAACTACAAG